GTATTCTGCAAGGTAAGTATCGCGTATATATCGATCCTTATTCTGCTAACCTTACTTCCGCTAATGCTGTTACCAACAGTGGTAATCAGTATTATGTTGTTGGTTATAAAGGTTCCTCACCTTATGACGCTGGTCTATTCTATTGCCCCTACGTTCCACTACAGATGGTTCGTGCCGTGGGTGAGAATTCCTTCCAGCCCAAAATTGGCTTTAAGACCCGCTATGGTATTACTGCCAACCCATTTGCTGAAGGAACAACTCAAGGTATGGGTCGCCTCCGCGTTAACAGCAACCGCTACTATCGTCGCGTTGCCGTCAAGAACCTCATGTGATTCATATTCACATTTCAATCAAGACTCCTCTTCGAGGGGTCTTTTTTTTGTCTAAATATCATATGCTTGTAACTACTTGGCCTCAGAATTTAGTAACAGAAATAGGGTTTTTTGTATTTCTCCTGATAATAGTTGGTATTCCACTCATTATAGGAAATAAATATTTGAGGAGACCTGCGTTTAAAAATAAATGATTTGCGGTAAGAAAATGAGTACAGAAGATCGTCGTAAGTGGAAACTTAAGATGTATAACTTTTGGCAAGATACTTTAGAAGAAAGACTTGCTGGTGTTACAGCTGCTAAAGCAAAATTAGAAGAACAAATCAAAAGAGATGCTACTGATAGGTTGCATGATGATATAAGAAATGAGGATAATTAAGGCCTAAATATTTAAAAAATAGAAAAAATGCCCTATCATATTAAAACTCCAGCAAAATTAAATACTGGTGATGTTTATTGGAAAGGTGATAATACCTGGACTAATACATATGCTGATCGTCAACAGTATAGTAGCAAATCAGCTGCTGATGCTCAAGCAAATACTACTGAGACAAGAAATGGGGTTACTTATACACCACAGTGGTGGAAAAATTGTACAGTAGTAACTGAGTAATGTCCTATACGTATGCAACTGCAAGAACAACTCCTATAGATAATAGAAATTTTTTATCACCTACTGGATTTAAATTTTCTATTAAAAGAATTCCTAAGGTATCTTATTTTTGCAATCAAGCCAATATCCCATCATTAGATTTAGGAGTAGCAGTACAACCTACCTATTTGAAGGATATTCCCACACCAGGGGATAAGATTGACTTTGGAGATCTTACGGTAAGATTTTTAGTTGATGAAGATCTTGGAAATTATGTCCAACTTCAGAGGTGGATAAGGGGATTAGGATTTCCTGAAAGTATGAAAGAGTTTGATGATCTTGAAAAAGATGCAATCATGCCTGCAAACTATTATAATCAAGGAGATGATATCTATTCAGATGGAACTTTACAAATTTTAAGCAGTCAATTTAATGCAAAGTTTAATGTTGTCTTTAAGGACTTATGGCCTTATTCATTATCAACTTTAAGTTTTGATGCTACAGATACTGATATAGAATACTTTACAGCAGAGGCAAGTTTCAAGTATACTATTTACGATATAACAGATTTAAATAATAAAGCACTTTGTGGATGTGACTAAATGAGTATTGACCTTGATAAACTTCAAGGTATGTGGGAAAAGGATTCAAAGATAGATCCAGATAATTTACATACAGAATCTTTAAATATCCCGTGCCTTCATGCGAAGTATTTTGAATTATATAATACTATATTTCTTCTGAGAAAGAAAGCAGAACAACAAAGGAAGAATATCCGCCACGAGAGATATGAATACTTCTCTGGCAAATCTGACCCAGAAGTATATGTAGAGAATCCTTTTCCAAAGAAGATAAGGGATAAGGATACGATGCAAAAGTATTTGGATGCAGATGAAAAGTTGTCTAATACATCTCTTAAGATAGATTATTATGATACGATGTTAGTTTATCTTGAAAGTATCCTTAAAGTAATACAAAATAGAACATTTCAAATTAAAAATGCTATTGAGTTTATGAGATTTAATTCTGGATTGGGTTGATAAATATAACTAGATGTAATGGATATATGTGATTCGGACAGATGTTCTTATAGGAAAGAAGAATGAAGTTTTTCTGGAGGTACAAGCAGAACCCCATGTCTTTATGGAGCTCTCAGATCACTTCACTTTCGACGTGGAAGGTGCAAAGTTTATGCCTCAATACCGTAACAAGTATTGGGATGGAAAGATCCGTTTATTCTCAACAGCAAACGGACAAATCTACGTCGGATTACTTGATAAGATTATTGCCTTCTGTGAAAGACACGATTATACCTACGAATTTGTAAATAACCAATATTACGGAACTCCATTTGAAATAAATGAAGGGATTTCATATGAAGGCGTTAAAGATTATATGAAATCTATTTGTCGTTATTCTCCTAGGAAATATCAAGTTGAGGGAGTATACGATGCATTAAGACATAACAGAAAGCTCTTGATAAGTCCCACTGCCTCTGGCAAATCTTTGATGATTTACTCTCTAGTAAGGTACTACATTGATAGGAACGAAAAAATACTTTTAGTTGTTCCAACGACATCTCTTGTAGAACAGATGTATAAGGATTTTCAGGAGTATGGTTGGAATGCTGATTCATATTGTCACCGTATATATTCTGGTAAAGAAAAAACAAATGAATATCCCGTTACCATTACAACATGGCAATCGATTTATAAATTAGATCGTTCTTTCTTTGAAGAGTACAATGTAGTTATAGGAGATGAAGCACACCTATTTAAGAGTAAGTCATTAATCAATATTATGACTAAGCTTCATCATGCCAAGTATAGGTTTGGATTCACTGGTACTTTAGACGGCACACAGACGCATAAATGGGTGTTAGAAGGACTGTTTGGACCATCATATAAGGTGACTAAAACAGATGAATTGATGAAACAAGGTCATCTATCTCAGTTAGATATTCAATGCCTTGTTCTTAAACATCCTCCTCAGAAGTTTGAAACTTATAATGATGAGATTGAATATATTATTTCTCATGAAAAAAGAAATAAGTTTATTACAAATTTGTCATTAGATCTAAAAGGCAATACACTTATATTGTATAGCAGAGTAGAAGCACATGGTGCAGTATTATATGATTTGATAAATACTAATAAGCGAGGTGATAGAAAAGTATTTTTTATTCATGGTGGTGTTGATGCTGAAGAAAGAGAATTAGTTAGAGAGATTACAGAGAATGAAACCAACGCAATTATTGTCGCATCTTACGGTACTTTCTCAACGGGCATTAATATTCGCAATCTTCATAATGTTGTGTTTGCTTCCCCCTCCAAATCCCGCATTAGAAACCTCCAATCCATCGGACGTGTTCTCAGACAAGGAACCAATAAAATCAAAGCCATCCTGTACGACATAGCAGATGATTGCACTTACAACTCTAGAAGAAATTATACATTAAACCACTTCATAGAAAGAATTAAAATTTATAACGAAGAGAATTTTAATTATGAAATAATCACCATACAACTTAAGAAAGGATAAAATTATGGGAATAGAAGATGATTTTTACTCAACAATAAAATTTAAATCTGGTGAAGAAATATTTGCAAGAGTAGCTGCTTCTGAAGAAGAAAATAGAACAATGTTATTGGTTCATAGTCCAATTACTATAGGTGAAATTAAAGGAAGAAAAGGTATAGTAGGATATAAAGTAGAACCTTGGTTAAAGACTACTAGTGAAGATATGTTTATTATTAATATGAATGATATCCTTACTCTTTCTGAATCTAAAGATATGGATATGATAATGATGTATGAAGACTATGTTAGTCAATCTCATAAAGACCATTCAAATAGATCTAAGATTAATAGAAGAATGGGATATCTTGGTAGTGTAACTGATACCAAAGCATCTCTTGAAAAGATCTTTAAAAGTAGCTAAGCCAATCTCATCAACCTCCACAAAGGTATTCTACTCGATATTTAAAACTTGTCAAGTACTGGGTCATATGTTAAAATACCTACATATGGTGAGAATATAGTTATGTTAAACAGACCCATGGCTAAAAGGAAGAGATCAGAACATTATGTTAATAATAAGGAGTTCTTAGCTGCTTTAATTAGATATAAAGAAGATAGAGAGATTGCTGAGATTAGAGGGTTGCCAAGACCAATCATACCGCGCTATATTGGGGATTGTTTTTTAAAGATTGCTAATCATCTTTCTTTTAAACCAAACTTTGTTAACTACATGTTTAAGGAGGACATGATCTCTGATGGAATCGAAAATTGCGTTCAGTACATACATAACTTTAATCCTGAGAAATCCCAAAATCCTTTTGCTTACTTTACGCAGATTATACATTATGCGTTTCTCCGCAGAATACAAAGAGAGAAGCGTCAGTTAGAGATTAAGAATAAGATTATTGAAAGGTCTGGTTTTAGTGAAGTGTTTGATGATAACAACACTATTGACGGGGACAACTATTCAGAGTATAATCAGATTAAAGATAATGTTCACAGCAAGCTTCGTAGTTAATGAAAGTTGCTATAATAACTGATCAGCACTTTGGATGTAGAAAGAATTCAAAACTCTTTCATGATTATTTTTTGAAGTTCTATAATAATATTTTCTTTCCTACATTAGAGAAGGAAGGAATCACTACGATTATTGATATGGGTGATACCTTTGATAGTCGCAAGGGTATTGATTTTTCAGCATTGTCATGGGCTAAAAATAACTATTATGACAGATTAACAGATTATACTATTCACACTATTGTAGGAAACCATACTGCTTATTATAAGAATACCAATCAAGTAAATGCAGTTGATCTTTTACTTCGTGAGTATGATAATGTAAAGACTTATTCAGAAACCACAGAAGTAAAACTAGATAATCTGAATGTTCTTTTTGTTCCTTGGATTAATTCTGAGAATGAAAAAAAGAGTTTAGGAATGATTGATAAATCAAATGCTCCTGTTTGTATGGGACATTTAGATCTTAATGGGTTTTATGCTACTCAAGGACATGTCCAAGAGCATGGTATGGATTGTAGTATATTTGAAAAGTTTAAATTTACTTTTTCAGGACATTTTCATATTCGTTCTACTAAAGGTTCAATACATTACTTAGGGAATCCTTATGAGATGTTTTGGAATGATGTTGGTGATGTTAATAGGGGATTTCATATTTTTGATACAGATACTTTAGAATTTACTCCAATCAATAATCCTTATCGTCTTTTTTATAAAATATTTTATGATGATAATGATTATCAACTTTTTGATGCACGACCATATGAAAATAAAATTGTTAAGGTAATTGTCCGTATTAAATCAGATATTCAACAGTTTGAAAAGTTTATTGATAAACTTTATGCATCAGGAGTTAATGATCTTAAGATTGTTGAGAATTTTAATTTTAATGGATGGGGGGATGATATTGATGATGAAGTTGAGTCTGAAGATACGATGTCTATTCTTAATAGATATATTGAGGAGGCAGATGTAAATCTTGATAAATCTATTGTTCAGAAAATGATGCAAGAAATATATCAGGAAGCGTGTGAATTGATTTGATATGTATATTTTAACTATCAATGGAAAGGAATCTGAAGGTGCATATTCCGTCTCAGATGATGAGGGAGAAAATATTCTTTACTTATTTGAGGATGAGGATGATGCGATTAGATTTGCTATGATGTTAGAGGAAAGTGGAAGTCCTGAAATGCATGTAATTGAAGTGGAAGATGAAGTAATGATAAAGACTTGTGAAGTTCATGATTATAAGTATGTGATTATTACACCAAATGACGTTGTAATTCCTCCAAGTATATAAAATGATATTGTTTAAGAAGATACGTTGGCGTAATTTTTTATCAACAGGCAACCAGTATATTGAATTAGATTTAGATCAGGAATCAACTACTCTGATTATAGGAACTAATGGAGCAGGAAAGAGTACTGTATTGGATGCTCTTACCTTTAGTTTATTTGGAAAACCTTTTCGTAAGATTAATAAACCCCAGTTAATCAATTCTACAAATGAGAAGGATTCTAAAGTTGAAGTTGAATTTTCTATTGGGTCAATTGATTGGAAAGTTGTTCGTGGAATAAAACCAAATGTCTTTGAGATTTGGAAAAATGATAATCTATTAGACCAATCAGCATCTGCTAATGACCAGCAAAAGTGGTTGGAGCAGAATGTTCTTAAAATGAACTATAAGTCTTTTACTCAGATTGTTATTTTGGGATCTAGTACTTTCGTTCCTTTTATGCAATTGACTGCTAATAATCGCAGAGAAGTTATTGAGGATCTGTTAGATATTAAAATCTTCTCTTCTATGAATAATCTTATAAAAGAAAAGATTCGTGCTAATAAAGAGGATGTTAAAACTTTAGTACTTAAGAAAGAGTCTCTTAATGATAAGGTTAAGATGCAAGAGAACTTTATTGAAGAGATAGAGTCTCGTGGTAAGGAGAATATAGAAGAAAAGAATAATAAGATTGAAGAACTTGATCAGTCTGTATCAAAGTTAATGAATGAGAATGAATTTTATGAAGAGAATGTATCAGGATATACACAGATGCGAGAGCAGAGTGTTGGTGCTACAGAAAAACTTCTTAAGTTAGCTGGGTTAAAGGGTAAAATATCTCAGAAGGTATCAACCATTACTAAAGAGCATAAGTTTTTTACTGATAATGTAACATGTCCTACATGTACTCAATCAATAGAGGAGGAGTTCAGAATAAATAAGATTGAAGACGCTCAAACTAAAGCGAAGGAGTTGCAATCTGGTTATAAAGAACTGGAAGAAGCAATTAAAGAGGAAGAAGAGCGAGAGCGTCACTTTACTGTTCTATCTAAGGAGATTACTAGACTAACGCATGGCATTTCTAAAAACAATACTAAGATCGCTGGGTGTCAACGACAAATCAGAGATCTGGAATCGGAAGTTCAGAGAATTACCAAACAACTTGCAGATAGAAATACTGAGCATGACAAATTAGCAAACTTTAAAGACAACTTAAAAACTACATACGAAGAATTAGCTTCTAAAAAGGACACTATAAACTATCACGTTTTTGCGTATGGTTTATTAAAGGACGGTGGAGTTAAATCTAAAATCATTAAGAAGTATCTACCGCTGATAAATCAGCAAGTAAATCGTTATCTTCAGATGATGGATTTCTACATAAACTTTACTCTTGATGAGGAGTTTAACGAAACCGTCCATTCACCAATACATGAAGATTTTTCTTATTCTTCTTTCAGCGAGGGAGAGAAGATGAGAATAGACTTAGCACTCTTGTTTACATGGAGGGAAGTTGCTAGGTTTAAGAATTCTGTAAATACTAATCTATTAATTATGGATGAGGTGTTTGATAGTTCTTTAGATGGATTTGGAACAGATGAGTTTCTTAAGATTATTCGTTTCGTGATTAAGGATGCGAATATTTTTGTTATTTCGCATAAGACTGGTATGGATGATAAATTTAAGAGGTGTATTAAATTTGAAAAAGTTAAAGGATTTAGTAGGATGGTAAATTAAAATGATGTATGAAGCTTCTAATCTATTAAGTAAAGAGCAATGTGATAAATTAATTCACTATTTTAAACGTAATGAACACGAACGTAGAACTATAGAATACCCTGCTCTGTTTGATAAGAAAACAATAACCCCAGATATGATTGGTAGTTTAAAATGTCAAAAAATTCTTAGAGCATTTGAATTTAAAGCAACTCAAGCAGTATCAAAATCACATGATTGTGAATCATATGTGTTTATGGAGCATTGGGATCTAGTTCATTGGAATCCTGGAATGGAGATGACCGCACATAGAGATAATCAATATGATCCTAAAATTGATTTATCTGCAAGACATTACTCAGCAGTTTGTTATTTAAATGATGATTATACTGGAGGAACTACTTTCTTTTCAGATGGTGATTCCACAAATGATAAAACCCTAGAAACTACAGAATGTATACCAGAGACTGGAAAAATGGTATCATTTAAATCAGATGTTTGGCATGGTGTAAATAAGGTTACTAGTGGAGATAGATATACTATAGCAATGTGGTTTACTTGTGATGAAACCAGAATGAGAGATAAAAGAGCTTTTTAAATGGCCACCTATAAGCATACAACAGGCATAAGGTTTCATTTTATTCACATTCCAAGAACTGGTGGAAGATTTATTCATGAAAATCTTTTACTTAATGGATTTGAACAGGAGCATAGTAGTAAGGGAAGTATTGAAGGAATTGAAGTTCTTCATTTTCATAGAGAGTTGTATGAGAAGTATTTGGATGTAAAAAATATTCCTCATATTGCTGTTATTAGAAATCCCATCGACAAGTTCTTTTCTGCATCTAGTTTCTTTAAGAGAATGTATGGTGATGATATACAAGAAGCAATGGAAGATCCAATGATGTTTCATTCAATGCTTACTAATTTTCCTTTATCAGAATCTGTTAACTGGTATAGGTCTCAGTTAGATTTTATTAGTGATGAAACGCATTTGTGGAGATTTGAGGATGGATTTAAAGAAGAGTTTGCTGAATGGATGAGTAATATTTTAGATGTTCCTTTCAAGGTGGAGGATGTGCCATATAAGGAACTGGGCTATGATGAGGAGAATAAGTTGGAGAGGAGTGCTAAACTCATAGATAATGTTAGGAACCTTCATAGGAGGGAAATTGAAAGACTCTATCCCGAATTGGCTCCATCATAGTAAGAAGGAGCAAAAGCGAAAACTTAAACCACAGGCACTGCGTCAAGCAAAGGCAAGACGACAAGCACTCAAGAGGAAACTCAAGGGTGCTTTTTTAATGAGTATAAACTCGTAGGCATATATTTTTGTAAAACCGAACGCCATTTATGTTGGTTTCCTGACTAAATAGTAGTAGAATTGGAGAGCAAGATGTAACCAAACTTTGGTTATGATGTTCAATTTAAAGAATGGAGAAGTCATCATGCAGCACAATCTAGTATCCCATAATCAATTGGCCGGTTGGAAAAGTACAGTAGAAGAGATTCAAGAAGCGGATCACGAATCGGCAGTAAATGATTATTTTCAGTGTTTAACAGAGTGCGATGATAATGCTCAGTTATGTAAGCGTATTTGTAGGGAGGTTTTAGACTAACTACTAATTAAATAAGTAATTTACCCTCGCCTTATGGTGGGGGTTTTTTATGAGGCCCTGAAAGTGTATCCTTAATGTACCCGGATGAATTTCCTATGTCTGAGATGGTTCGTAAGGTTCACAATGCTGTTCCTCTTCATATGCCTGCTGATTTTGGCGACAATGAAACCTATGAGGATTATTGTGCTGAAGCAATGATTGCTGCTATTCAGATGAAAGATGCAGCAGACGAAGAGATAGTTAAAAATCTTGTTGATCCTGATCCAGATTATGGTTGGGATCTTGATATTAATGAGGCTATTCGTATTGTGAAGGAACTGAGGATGATGGGCAGTTAAATAAGTGTCATACCCTCGCCTCTATGGTGAGGGTTTTTTAGTATACTAGATTCATACGAAACAAAAGCATGGCTGTTCAACTAGAAATCAAGGAGCAACTAGCAAAACTATTGGCGACAGAAGATATCGTTGTAGAGCACAAACAGGTCTCTAGCGCCCAGTTTAACGTCCATACACGGGTTCTTGTGCTTCCTCTATGGGAGAAGGCAAGCAATGCTGTATATGATATGCTAGTGGGTCATGAGGTAGGGCATGCACTCTTTACACCTGATGAGGATCTTCCAAAAGATGTTCCTCATCAGTTTGTAAATGTAGTAGAGGATGCGCGGATTGAGAAGTTAATGAAGCGTAAGTATATGGGTCTTGCCAAATCCTTTTATAGGGGGTATAAAGAATTGTATGATGAGGATTTTTTTGAATTAGATGGTGAAGATCTTAGTACTTTTAATCTTGCTGATAGGGCTAATCTATATTTCAAGGTGGGTAACTTCCTTGATTTGGCTTTTCTCCCTGCTGAAAAAGAGATTATCGATATGATTTCAAGGTGTGAAACTTTTGAGGATACACTGAAAGCAGCATATGTTTTGTATCAGTATTGTTTAGAACCTGAGAAAGAAGAAATAGAATCCAAATTTATTGAACCTGATAGTGGAGAAGGTGAAGGTTTTGGTGATCAGTTTTTTGATGAGGGTAGTGAGGAAAATGAAACTTATGAGGAAACTCCTACTCAAACTGGGGAAGAAGAACCCGAAGTTAAGACTGCTGAAGCATTAGATAATAAACTTCAAAATTTGGTTAATGAGGGTGGAGTTGAGAATATATATTTGGAGGTTCCAAAAGTAAATTTGGATAGTGTAATTGTTAGTAATTCTGATGTTCATGAGAATATTGATAAGCATTTTAAATTTCAGTTTCAACAAAGTGAAAAGAACTGTTTCAAAGAACCAGATTCTGAGTTCTTAAAATTTAAAAAGGAATCGCAAAAGGAGGTTAATTATCTTGTTAAGGAATTTGAATGTAGGAAAGCAGCTAGTTCTTATAGTCGTTCTGCTACAAGTCGCACTGGGGTTCTTAATACAGAGAAGCTTTCGTCATATAGATTCAATGAAGATTTATTTAAGAGAGTTACTGTCCTTCCTGATGGGAAGAATCATGGATTAGTCTTTATTCTAGATTGGTCTGGTTCTATGCAGTATCTTATGAAAGATACTTGTAAGCAACTTTTTAATCTTATATGGTTCTGTAAGAAAGTTCAGATTCCATTTGAGGTTTATGCTTTTACTAGTGAATGGTGCCGTCCTGATATAAACTATGAGACTGGAGAAAGAGAAGTAAGGCAACCACAATCACATTATAAAGCAAAGGAAGGTTTGTTATATGTTGAGGATGATTTTAATTTAATGAATCTTTTTACTAGTAAAACTAGTGTTAGACAGTTGGAACATCAGATGAATAATATTTGGAGGATTGTTGATACTTTTGTTTTTTGGCGTAGTTATACATATCCACCAAAACTTTGTCTTTCTGGAACGCCATTAAATGAGACATTCATTACTCTTCATCAGATTCTTCCTCAATTCCAGAAAAAGAATAAAGTAGAAAAGGTACAGTGTATTGTTTTAACAGATGGTGAAGCAAATGGTGTTCCTTATCATAAGACTGTTCAACGTCATTGGGAATCAGAACCTTATATGGGATTGAGAAATATTAATCAGAATAAATGTTTTTTGCGTGATCGTAAACTTGGTAAGGTATATAAATTTGGAGGGGAGTGGCATAAATTTACTAAGACTCTTCTTAATAATCTGAAAGATAAATTTCCATCAGTAAACTTTATTGGTATTAGGGTTCTTAGTAGTCGTGATGCTAGTAGTTTTATTAAACTTCATTATCCTACAC